CCGGTGGACTGATTACAGACACAACCGGCAAACATACAAGACCGAATGCTGGGGGAAGCTGGCGGCAATGCCTTTCGGGAGACCGGATCACTGGTTGATCCGGCCCGACGCGGCAGACGCTGAAGCGCTCAGCGCAACAGATCGGCCATGGTCATCGTGGGCGCGTTGGCCACCACGGCAGCGGCGATGCAGTAATCGCTCAGCACCTGGCGCAGGGCCTGGCGAAGGCAGTCCACGGTGGGTTCGGCGATCTTGCCGGTGATGAAGCGGCGACCGTGGTTGCCGGATACGGGCACCGTGAAGGTGTAACCGGAAGTCCAGGCGAGGGCCTCGGTTTCCACCTTGGCTGAGGCAAGAGCTGCGTCGAAGGCGGCAGCGACTGCTGGGTTGATGGCCACTGGTAAGCGCAGCCCCGAAGGCTGCCGAGTGGGGATCCCTCCCCTGTGCACAAATCATACCACGTTTAGCTAGGGACGGCTAGGGTTCGCGGATCAGGCGGTTCATTTCCCATTCGTTCATCCATCGGACCACTTGATCGCAGACTGGGTTTCTTGCCCCGTAACAGGCCGTCAGTTGAGCCTCCAGCCGGGATGGGAGGGACGGGAGGGACCACACCGTCAACGCGGTCAGGATCGCGGCGGTGGTGAGCAGGTAGTTCTTCAGGGAAGGGTTCATGGTGTGAAGGAGCAGGGAAGGAGTGGCCGCCGAAGCGGCCCGGTGAGTGTCAGAAGCCGAAGCGGCCCGGGTAGTCGGAGCGAGGGGCGTCCAGAAGGAGCGGCGCAACTTCTCTGATCCAGTTGGCGCGGGCTTCGATCCAGGTGTCGCCCCAAATGTCGGTGCCGTCTACGCCTTCGGGAAGCCAGTCGTAGCTGGTCAAGATGCCGACCCCTTCGACGCCATCACGGGCGCCTTTGAGGATGGAGCGGATGCAAGGCAGGGCCTCAAAGCGTGCGTAGTCGCGGGGCCAGGGATGGACTTTGATGGAGGTCATTGACGAAGGGAACAGGGTGAAGGCCGCCGAAGCGGCCCGGTGAAGCTCAGTCGTCGTCGGTGATCACCTCCCACTCAGCGCAGGGCGGAACCAGCGCGGCGGCCTCAGCGAGGCTGGAAGGCAGGCTTTCGATGTCGCTCACCTCCACCTCAAAAGTGGCCCCGAAGACGGGCCAGGTGATGGTCTCCTGCGGGTCGGAAGCGCTGACGGTGAGTTCGCCATCGGCAACGATGACGAGGGTGTCACCGTTGGTGTCCCAGCTGGTGACGGTGAAGGAGTCGAGTTCGGTGAACATGGCGGTGAAGCGGGTGGTAAGTGGGGGCCCTCTCGCCCCCGATGTCCGTACTATACACCACTAGCTAGCTAGTGGCAACACTCAGAGGGAAGGGCGCCAGCCGTGGCGCCAGGCCAAGCTGATGATCGCCTGACGGCTGTGGCTGAACAGGGGCACGCCCTTGTCCTCAAGGAACTCAGACGCCGCCTCTTCAAAGAAGTCGCTGGTCTCGGCCTGCAGCAGCAGGCTGTCAAGGGTGTGCTGGTGACGGGTCGCCATGACGGCAATCTCCACGGTGGGTAAGCGGGCTCTCGCCCATGCCCAGATCATACCACCCTGGCTAGCAGATGGCTACATGCTGGGCTGTTCTGCCGGGGTAGCTAAGATCGGACTGACACACCCTTCGCTATTCCATGACCGTGGACACCGGGGCGGCGCCCTCCACTGAAACCACGAGTGACGCTCAGGCTGAAGTTGACCGGCTGAAAGCAAAGCTCGCCGCCGAAGTCTCCAGCCGCGAAAAGCTGGAAGCCAAGCGGGTCGAGCTGCTCACAGAAGCCAAGCGCAACAAGAGGCTCACCCGACTCGTCGAAGCCGCCGGGCTGACCGACGACGACGATGAAGAGCTGGAAGCCAAGATTGCCGAGATCCTGGCCCGATCTGGCCAAGGCTCTACTGATGCCAAGACCGACGAGAAGCAGGACGCTGGCAAGGATGCTGCTCCTGACCCCCTCCTGAAGTCCGAGATCGCCAAGCTCACTCGTCAGCTGGAGGCCGTGCAGCGCAAGGCCGACGAAGCCGAGCGTCGTGAGCAAGAGGCCCTCAAGCGTCAGCAGGAAGACAAGATCGAACGCCTTGTCGTCGATCACCTGGCCAAAGCAGGTTGCCGCCGGCCCGGCCACGTCTTCAGGCTCAAGAAAGCCGAGTTCCACCTCACCGACGACGGCAGCACGGTTCTCTGCGGTCCCGACTACGACCCCAAGACCCTCACGGATCTCGTCGAATCCCTCAAGGAGGATGACGAGTTCGACATTTACTTCTCCGGCAGCGGGGCCACTGGTTCAGGCGTGGGCACCCGTGGTCAAGCTGGCGGCGCAGCAGGCGCTCACACCGGCCGCAATCCGTTCAGTGCCGATTCGATCAACCGCACTGAGGCCGTCCGGCTCTACCAGAAAGAGCCCGAGAAGGCCAAGCGCCTCATGGCTGAGGCCCGAGCCGCCGGCAAGCTGGACGCCAGCCTGGCCAAGTTCCTGGGCTGATCCAACCAGGATTCGCTCAAGCCGTCGCAGGGGCCTCAGGGCCCCTTTCTCATGGGGCTAGCTACAGCTGTCGCTAGCATTTCGCTCAAGCGACCTGACTGATCCTGGCGGGAGAAGTCAAACCTGGGCGGCGCCCAACCCCTGTCCTTCAACCTTCTGTCTCGTCATGTTGCTCGCTGACGTTCCGTTTATCCCCGCCCTCTGGCTGGCTTACCAGCAAGAGATCAGCCAGGAGAAGTCTGGCTTCGTGCGCTCTGGCATCATCGCTCGCAATGCTGCGATCGAAGCCGAGTTCGCCAAGGGTGGCCGCAGCATCGCCATCCCTCACTTCAACGATCTCTCCGGTGACGCCGAGATTCTGTCCGACACCACCCCCCTGACCGCTGCAACCCTTGGTGGTGGCGTGCAGCTGGGTGTTCGTCACCTGCAGGGCCGTGCCTGGACTTCCTCTGACCTGGCCGCCGAACTGGCCGGTGACGACCCCATGTTCGCCATCGCTCGTCGCACCGGCGAATACTGGGTGCGTGAACAGCAGAAGACCCTGCTGGCCGCCCTGAATGGCGTGTTCACTGGCCCTCTGGCAGCCACCCACGTGGTGAATGGCGGCACCGCTGTTCCCCTGGGCGCTGATTCGATGATCGACGGCATTGCCACCCTCGGTGATGCTGGTCAGGAACTGGCCGCCGTGGCCATGCACTCAGGCGCGTATTACTACCTGGCCAAGAAGGATCTGATTCAGATGCCTGCCGGCGTTATTTCCCAGCTGGACACCCGTGTTTCGGCCCAACGGGCTGAGTACGGCACCTACCTGGGTCG